CCAGAAAAGATAAATAACAAAAAATTCACAATTTTATGGCAGGAATCGCAGACAACTTTGCAGGGCTTCCAATCGAAGATCTAATTGTTTCGCCTATTGTCGGTATGGCAAAAGGTCAAGCTAAATTAAATGAAGTAACTTGGAGATACATCTCTGAAGTAGCTTTTGAAAAAGACAAAGACGGTAACGCTACAGCTAGATCACTAGATGTTGAGATGAACCGTGTTGTTACAAATGGAGAAACTGGCGAACAGGAAATCCAGAAACTATACAACAAAGTTCCAATGTTACCATTGGTTCCACTACCATCTTTGGCAATTACTTCAGCTGATATTGCATTCACGATGGAAGTTAAAACTTCTGAAACAACAAAAGAAAGTTCAGACAGCGAAACTTCATACTCTGCAAGTGCAAGCGCTAGCTGGTGGGGAATGAAATTCTCTGCAACTGTTGCTGGTAAAGTAGCAACACACAAAGAAAATACTAGAAGCACTGATAATTCAGCTAAGTACGAAGTTAAAGTACATGCTGAGCAACTACCAGCAACTGAAGGTATGATGAAACTATCTGACTATTTAACTCAAATGTTAGAGCCTTCATTGATTCCATTAACTGCTGATCCTAGCAAGTAATAGACTACTTTGATACACTAGATAAGGGCGCTTCGGCGCCCTTTTTTAGTTTAGGTAGAAATATAATCTAGAATGGACGACTGATAAATAAACAAAAAGGTCAGGCCATATTATGGGATCAAAAATTTTAAAATTCGATGACTTTAATACTAATTTAAAGGAGTCATTTGATAGACAGGAAAAAGAAAGAATGCAAGACGTTGGACTTGATTCAGCAAAGAAATTCGCTGATGCATTTTCAGTTTTGGACTTTTTTGGTGGATCTCTACCGGATAGTTACGAAAGTGCTGAAATGGAGGCAAAACAAGCTGGTTACGAATTGTCAGCTCAGCTATTCGATGAAGCTGCTATGATGGCACAGGACGGCGAAACAGATTACGAAAACGAAGAAGACGGCGTATTTGAAGCAACTGACGTTGAGGTTGCACAGAAAAAAGCCCAAATTGAAGCCGAAGATGCAGAAATTACAAAGGCTGAAGCGGATATTGAAGCGAGAGAAGCCAATATTAAACCGTTAGATCCAAATTCAATGACTCAAAAAGCAACGCTGGCTGCAGACAGAGCGGCGTTGGAAGTTAGAAAAGCAGATCTAGCTAAAAAGAGAGCAGAAGTTGCAGCACTAAAAGTTGTTCCAACACCAGCTGCATAAAAAAGCTTAACTAAATGACTCAAGCTGAATTAATAGCAGATATTCAAGAAGAACTGACCTTTTCCAAGGCATTACCGTATGTAATTCCAGAAAAGGAGATCGCGAGAATAATTAAGATCGCGGAGGGTTATTTTTATGATAACTGGCGCCATGCGGTTGAGCCAAGATATTTAGCTATTCCACAGGACGTTTTCAAAAACGATCGATTTAAAAAGGAAAGAGCAATCAGACTACCTGATTGTGTACAATTTGTGCATCAGTGTAGAGAGCCTAGAGGCGCTTCAATCTTTGGGTCAATTGACCGAGATTTTTCCGAAAATAAATTTGTCGGTTCTGAGATCTTTTTAACACCGTTCATTGGTGAATCTATCATGTACAGAACAATCCTGTTCTCTTTCTTGGATTTAACTAAGGGCTTTGTACTAGATACTTTTGCCTATAATTATAATCGTAATACTCGCGATTTAATCATCATGGGCCGCAGCCCGATCACTAACGGTATGGTATTAGAAGTAGCTAAGAAGATTGAACTGGAAGATTTATACAATGATGAACTTTTCCAGAGATACGTTAGAGCAAAAGCAAAACTTAGACTCGGAGAACTCTTAACTAGCTTTGATTACAACCTACCTGGTGGAGTTAAGGTAAATTATACAAATCTGGTAACTCGTGCAGAGAATGAATTAACTCAAGTTATGGAAATGATGAAGGGCGAGAACACAGCAGATTGGATGTTCCTAATAAGACAATAAGACAATGGCAGTAGACCTATATTTTAGAAATTCAGAGGATCCCAACTATCAACCTAATCTTTACGAAGTTAAGGATGATATTGAAAATACGATTCAGCAAGTTAGGATGACTATTCTAACAAAGAAAGGAGAAGTTCTTGGCGAACCAGATTTTGGATTCGGTATGGAGAAGTACCTGTTTGAATTTGATACGCTGAGTGTTGCGCCAATGGAACAGGAAGTTAATCAATTAATTCAAGACTATGTGTTGAATTCCAGAAAGTATAATATTAAATCTTCTGTTGCTTATTTAGACAGTGCAGAAGATCCTTTCAAATCAACGCTTGCCCTTGATATAAAAATAGATGGCACCACATCTGTGTTTGCCGCATTATTTGATGTATGAGAAAATATGTACCCTTATTTGAAACGTATTCAACACCAGCTTGGTGGGTTGGCCTTGCGGATTGCAACGGCATTGAATCATTTATTAAAGAACCCGATATGTCAGATGCAGACGACGCGGATCGTCTCGCTGAACTTGGGTTAGACGAACCTGGCGCAGGTAATAAACTTAGAAAGGGCTGGTCAAACCAAGTAGGCATGCTGCAAATGAGAGCTCGTGCAAATTCACAAAGACATGCAGTCGTATATCGAGTTAAACTAAATCCGGAAGACGCTGACCAAATTGAAAGTATGTTGACTGATGGAGAATACATTGAGGCTCTATCTCTATTAAAAGAAGTTGCTCTCGAAACACAAATTGCAAGAGGCACTGGAATCAATGCTGAAAAAGCTTGGAGTATGATTCCTAATCCAGATTTAGATCCATTTTCATAAAGAGAGTCGGGGTTTGAAGACCCCACTTAGGACCGGGACTAGTTCACGGACATTGGAGACAGATTCGCTACCTGTCTCCTTTTTTTATGCGATAATTATAGGGAACCCGGTTCGCCGACTTCTTTTGAAGTTTCGCCAGTCGGTGGAGTCTCAGCTGCTGGTGCGGCTGGTGCTCCGGCTGGAGGCGGCGGTACTGCACCAGCATCTGCACTAACTTCTAGAGCTTTACCATATGCAGCTAAATAGTCACGGTTCTTATCGATATCCTCATCACTCATTTTAAGGTATTCCTTAATTAAGTATTCAGTTGAGAAGTAAGGTTGACCGCTATCGTCAACAACTGCTTTAAGAGCATTAAGAGTAGCAAGACGCTTGTTAAGCAGATCCTGTTGTTTAATTTCTTCAAATACGTTATCATCATAGAATTGTAGACCGATTGCATTTGAGAATTTGGGATCGTCTTTTAACTCTTTAAAATCCAGACACATTTGAATGTAAAGAGGCTTTGTGATTAGCTCCTTAAAGGCTGAACGTAGTCTAGAGATAAATTTATTGTAACGAATTTCTTCACGAGAAATTCCTTCAGAATTCATGGTGTATGTTCCCATGCCGTCGCCAAAACGAGATTCTGGAATTTTTGAATCAAGCTTTAACTTATCATGGAAATACTTTAATAACTCTGAACCTGATAGATTTGGACCGGCGTATTCTAGTGGCTCAATTTTAATCTGTTCATTACGATCATTAACTGGTAAAACATAGTTCTTATAGAAAAGAATGTTAGGCTTACCGTCAACTTTTAATTCGCCAGATTCTCCATCAAACGAAATATCTTCTTTTAGAGTATTTGTAAATTCGCGAATGTCTTCCTTGGCCTTTTGCATTGACTTTGTACCAACTGGAACAGTTGTTGTCAAGCGAATTGGCGCATTCATTGTATGCCAAATAACTTTAGAATGTTCTATGATTCTAAGTAGATTAAACGAGCGAACCATTCTCTCAACGAAGGATACTCGTTTGGTTCTAAACTGGTTTGAATAAGAAATGTAAATTACTTGAGAATCAGTCAGAGTTCTAATCTTTGCACCCTTTGGATCTTTTTGGGCCCATTCAAGATAGATTTTACCAGCAAAGTCTTTTTTAACTTGTGGAAATAGGGTTGCTGGATCAAGTTCTTTAAAACCAATGATGTTTTTAGGATTCATTGGATCGTCATAGATGATTTCAAAGGCAAGATGGCCTTCAATCAACCACTGATAGAAATATTGCCAAGCTGCGATACCTGTGCCGAATCCCCAAGAGGAATAGATCTTTTGGAAATTTTCTTGATAACGCTGAACAATTTTTTCTTGATACTGTAAACGCGCTTCTTTGCTACGACCTTTATAACGGATTTCTCCGATTAGGTCATTTGGATAACAGAAACGATTATCGTCATCATAAACGATTGCATCATCAGTTATTGTTTCAAGAATAAATTCAATTTCTCCGTTTGATGCAATATCGCGAAGTCGTTCTCTCTTTGAGACGTAATCTAATTGAAAGAATGCGATTGATTTGGATCTTAGACTTGAAGTTGTGTCTGATAAAGCAAGAGTAGCTTTCATCAAATCGTCTCCAAGCAGTCCGCCCTGCATGCCACTCAACTGACCTTCAATAAAGCCGATCGCTTGTGAATTTTTGACCAAAAGGTCGTCGTATTTCATTCCAAATCGGCTCAGGTCAGTTAGTCTTGATCTGATACCGCTAAGTGGATTACTATCTAAAAAGCCTGCCATTTATGGGCGTTATTTTCCAAATTCTGATAGAAGGACGGCAACTGGTGTCTTAACTGAAATAGTTGGATCGTTTCGATAATCAATTTGTTCGATTTTTGAAACATCTTCCCAATCAATTAGAGCTATGTTTGCCATATTCTCTCTTTGATATTTATTTAGCGCAAAGCTCAAGTTAATTCCAGTGAGCTTTGACATGAATGCCGGATTGACTGTTAAGAATGGGCCGATTAATCGATCAGCTAGCCTACTCTCAAATGGCATTAAGTTATCGGAATCGTCATAGAACAGTTTGAGACGTTCTCTAACTGCTCCCAAGTACCTTCTAATTATAACTGACCTTAACTTTGGTGGAATCATTTTAAGATTTAGGATGATTTCTCCATCCTGGCCACCAAGGCTTAAGCAAACTGGCGCATTATCATAATACGGTCGTTTAATTGGGTACTGCTTTAAATCATTTTGGCTCATCGTTTCAGATAAGTTTGGGACAACATCATTTGGTAATGCATTCACCACGTTAAATGAATAGAAATGACCTGGAATTAATCTAAATCTTGAGTATGCGATTCCTTCTTGCTGAAAATAATAATTAGCATAGTTTGACGTCTCAGCAACAATGCCGTCAGTAATATACGAATCTAAGTCAATGTATGCCATTACTATATTTTATATTGATTTGAACAAAAAGTTTTCAGTTATAATGCCAAACTGCAGGCCTCGAGTTGCGGCAAAGGCTTTTGCTGCTTCAAACTTAGCCTGATTGAGAATGAACTGCTTGGCTGCATACACATAGTTAGCAGTTTGCTTGTCTGTCATTCTCTTTGGTGCAACTGGCGGTTTGGTGTATTTGTTTGGTTTTACTTCAATTAACCAAGACTTTTCGTTGCCTTCATTATCCTTAGTCACAATATAAAAGTCGACATAATAAATGTGACCACGTTTATCTAACGGGCTGTAATATGGAATACCAACTGGCTCTGACGAATATTTTATAATTGTTGGGCTTGCGTCACACCATTTTAGAAACTTAAATTCCCAAGAACTCCTAAATATTATTTGATTTG